AGTTGGTTGACAGGGTGAGTGCGTTAGCGCCCGTGGTGCGTATGTCAATCGTACCGGCATTGGTATGGATCGGGGTCGTCACGGAGGTGCTGAACGCTCCCGTGGTCGCGCCAGTGAGCGCGCCGGTCATCCCGAGCGTGGTACAAGTCAGACCTGCGCTGAACGCGCCAGTAGTCGCGCCAGTGAGCGCGCCGGCCATCCCGAGCGTGGTACAAGTCAGACCTGCGCTGAACGCGCCAGTAGTCGCGCCAGTGAGCGCGCCGGTCATGGCAAGAGTGGTGATGCCGCTCAGCCCTGCGCTGAATATGCCCGAGGTGGCTGTCAACCCCGCCATGCTCACCGCGCCACTGAAGGCACCTGTCGTCGCGCCAGTGAGCGCGCCGGACATCCCGAGCGTGGTGCAGGTCACGCCGGCCGAGAACGCCCCCGCCACGGCAGAAATCCCGCCCGTAGTGGTGACCGAGAATGTGCCGCTTGACCCACCGGCAACGTTGAGCGCATTGCTCCCGGCGAACCCAGTGATGGTGACGGTCACCCCCGCGCTTGCTGCGGGGAACGTCCAGTTCCCTGTGGCGTTCTTGTGGACCACACCGCCAATGGTCACTGTGTCGGCCTGTGCGTCCCCGATCGTTACGCTCCCGTTGAGCGCGGTCGTACCGGTGACTGTGAGTGAGGCCAGCGTAGTCGCGCCGGTCGACGCGAGAGTAGTGAACGTCCCTGGCGCAGGCGTGACTGAGCCGATCGTGAGACCGTCAATCAGGCTCGTAGACTCGAGCGCTGTCGCGCCCGCGTTGACGCGAACCAGTTTGAGCCCGCTCCCGGCCAGAACTGGGAGCTTCGCGAATCCGGCGGTGATGGCGTCGAGCTCCGTGCGCATGGACGCGCTGGCACCCGCGGCGCCGGTGGCTGGGTATCCCGCGTGGTTGTAGTAGTCATTGCTCATCGAAGAGCCTTTCGCATGGTGTAGTGCAGAATCAGCGAATTGATCGTGAACGGGTTGAAGTAATTTCCGTCAGACGTGATCCGCAACGCAATGTTCTCGGCGGTCCCGCGGATCTCGACTTCAACTGGCGCCAGAGACCGACCGTCCCAGACAAAGGCGTCCCACACGAAGGTGTCCCAGAACGAGGCTTGGAACGAAGGCGTCACCGTCGTTCCGGACTCCATGTCGACCCGTGTCGTGTCCGAGTACGCCAGGTCGTACCCGACGTTCAATTCAATGTAGCTGCTCCCCTGAATCTCCAAACTGCCTTTACGGTAGCGCTTGTCGTAGCGGGACTCGCCCTGCGGAGCGTAGTTGAAGAACAGATTCGCGGAGATCGAGTTGCCGTCGAAGTTCGGGCCGGACTCGAGCCTGTACACGTAGCCGTTCGTCGCCCCAAAATACGCGACTGCGTTTTCACCGGTGGTTTCGCCGTCAGTTGTGCAGTTGACGATGACGTCAAAGAACACCGGCATGGCCCCGAGGTACTTCCCGTTCAGGATCGTGACGTACAACGCGTAACCGTCGCTGAAGAACAGGCGGTACTGGCTTTTATCGTGGTTCACCAAGCTGGCCGTACAGAGGCTGTTTCGCTGCCGAATGAACGGCCGGATGGCGTGCGTCAACGTAGCGTCGTCGAAGTTGCCGTAGTTCAGGCTCGTCTTGAGCTCGATCACGCCGCCGTTGTCCAATGCGTAGGACGACGACAACCCTTTGGCCGAATACTTCTTCGCCCCCATCCCCTGGTTGTAGGACGTCAGTTGCCAGCTTGACGAGCCGGTCCCGTACAGGATCGAGATCGAGTCCTCGGAATAGACTGCGAGCGCGGCGGTGAGGCTGGATCCTGGGAATACGTCCAAAGCCGTGATCGTGGCACTCAAAGCGATCTCGCCCGCGCCCACGATCACAGACCACACGTAGGGCAGCCCGTTGCTGGAGAACTGCAGCGAGGCGTTGAAGCTGAGGAATAGGTAATTCTTGTGGATCTTGCACGTGTTCGGCACGTCCGTCGTCATGCCGGTCTTGATCTTGACGTAGCTGGTGCCGTCGAACTCAAAGGCTGGGTTGACGTCATCCGCACCGTAGAGCTTGATTCCGGTCAGCCCGCCGGAGAGGGCCCCCTGGTCGGTGTCGACCCGGCCTCCGGGCAGTAGCGTCTGCGCGACTGCGGCGCCGCCAGACACAGCCTTGGTCACGGCTGCGACTCGGATGTTCTCACCGACCACGAAGACGCCTGTCGTGGCACTCAGGATGAGCGTCCCGGTGCCGACCCCTGTCCAGACACCGCTGCGCAGCACCGCGCGGCTCACCGTGCCGGTAGCCCCACTCGTGCCCCCTGTGATGGCGGCGCCGTCGAAGATCTGCCCCACGGTCGACGTGAAGTCGAGCGCCCAGCCAAGCGCGACCGCGGTCCAGCCGCTGGTCGTGGCCTTGTGCATGACCAGAGCGGTCCCGCCAGCGTCGTTGCGCCAGGCGTAGAGATCGTTGTTGTAGAACGCCACCCCGCGCACCGGGCCCGAGCCCGGCACGACCAGGATATCCGTGCGGTACACGTTGGCAGCCAGCACGTTGTACTGCGCAGTGGTCTGCGCGCTCGTGATCGTGATCGTGGCCGAGGCGAGAACGTCCTGCACCACCGCCGCTTTGCGTACGTTCTCCCCCACCGTGAACGCGCCCACGGCTTTGGTGAAGAATACGTTCAGCCCGGAGACCAGGAACACGACCCCGGTGGCACCGCTGGTCTGCCCGTTCACCGTGTCGCCAGCGACGATGGTGCCGATCGTGGTCGTGAGAACGAGCTGCCCCCAAGTGGCGTTCGAAGGGACTGGCCTGCCGTCGTGTCGCTCGTAGCCGTCAATCCTGCGGTACCCGCCACTGGTCGAGATGTCGTAGTTGACGCAGTCACGCAAAACTCCGGACTTCAGGTCGAGCGTGGGCGTGATTAAATCGAGGCCTCCGCGCATACGGATGGTCTCGTGCAGCACCTTCGGAAGTGGCGCGAGTTTCGGGATCATTGAACGGTCTCAGCCACTTTTCGGCCCCTATGCAAGCGGCGGCCCGTAGTTCATCTCCGGCAGTTGATCGTTCCGCAACTGGCTCATGAGCGGCGCGCCCTCTCGCAGCGCGCGGGTGAGAACCTCTTGCGCCGATTCGTAGATCGCGTAGCTCTCGAGTGCCTTCCACACGATCACCATGTCGAAGTCGTCGTCGAAGGCCGGAGCGGTGGTCTGCGGCGTGCTGCCATCTGCAGTGAACCCGGAGGCCTTCCTGTAATACTGCCCGTTGATCGTGTACCCGACATCCGGCAGCGGCCCGATCACCAAGTCCTTGTCCTGGTCGATCGAGAACAGCACCGGCCGGCCCTCCACCGTGCGCATGTTCCCGTAGATGTAGAGGTTCCGGAACGTCGGGTAGTCGAGGAATCCCAGGATCTGTTCATCGGGAAACCCAGTCGCCGTGGTGTACGCGCGAAAGGTGTCCCGCTTCCAGTTCTTGAAGAGAGGCAGCGGCGTCGAGAGCGTCGCGGCGGTGTAGCTCTGCTGCGCGACCACCGTGGTGAATGAGAAGTCGCTCAGCATGAACTTCCAGTGGCGGCTCGCTTTCTGGACGTCCTTCCACGCCTCGTTGACCCAGGCCTTGAACCGCGTGTTCTCCTGGCTCAGCGTGCCCCCCAGGGACGTGAGCTCAGCGCCGCTGCCGCCCGCCTCGAGTTTGACGCGGTTCACAAGGTCGAGCCAGGTCATGGACATCGGTCAGTTTCTTTCTTCGCTCAGGCGGCCTCAGCCAGGATCTGGCGCAGCCAAGCGGGGCCGAGCCGGTTCGGGTCGTTGCGCACCTCGAACGGGTGCACCTGCATCGTGCGCGGAATCAGCGCGTTGCCGGGCTCCGGGTTGCCGCTGTCGCGCGCCGGCTGGGAGAACTTCGTCTCTTTCATGCGCGCGAGCACCTCCAGGTACTTTCTGCGCATCGGCGTCACCTGACCGCGGAACACCGGTTGGTTGATACCGTTCACATTCAAGATGAAGTGGCCTGGGTCAGTCTCGTTGGAGCCGGAGTGCACGTAGACGTCGCACACCTCCTCCATGAACTTCGCTTGGTCAAGGACTGCTGCCAAGGTGTGGTCGGCACGAATGTTGTCGATGCCGAGCGCAAGGCCGATGTCGTCAGCGACTATTACTTTGCCGGTGACTGGGTGGGTTTTGGACAAGTGAAACTCCTGTAGGACAAAAGAAAGCGGGGCACACAAGGCGCCCCGCGGATGCGCCAGAACTCTGGCGGTTGGGGTCGGCGGTTACGCCGTGTAGATCGCGGCGTCAGGCGCCGAGAAGCGGTTCACAACCGTGTCGATGACGATGCCGGTCGCGTTCCAGTTGCTGGAACCGAACGTCCAGGTGCCCACCGTGGTCGCGCCGCCCTTGATCACGACCGTCGCGCACAGAGCGAACGTGTCGGGCAGTGAAGGCATCTTGACCTCGGTCGACAGGGCCGTGGTGTCAGTCCACGCGGCCACAGGGCCCGCGATGACCTGGTTCGAACCGGCGGCGTTGGCGCCGAAGCAGAAGACGCGCGCCTGGTTGGCAACGAGCGTCATCGCCGCGGCGGTGACCGCGTCCGTGGTCGGTGACGCGGCGGCGGTGTTTATCGCGCGGGTGAACGCGGCGCCTCGGATCGAAATCGGTACCGCGATCGAGGTGAACGTGGTCGCAGCGCCGGACAGGCCGGTCAGCGTGTAGTTCGACAGGCAGAAGTTGCCGCCCGAAGCGTTTTGAAGAGCGAGAGACATGGGTTGGTTTCCTTTACGCGGTGATCTTGGTTGCGATAGTCGCAACCAGGGTCGGGGACGGGTTGGCGAGCGCGGCGTAGTTCGTGTCCGTCACGGTGGCATCCGCGTCCAACTTGGCAGTCAGAATCAGGAATGACGCAGAGAGGGACGTAAACGCGGCCACGAGGGCGTCGTACTGAGCCTGGACGAGGGCTCGAAGGTCGTCACGCGCCTGCTCGGGCGGCAGGGCGTTGATGCGAAGTTTGATGGATTCAGCGGGCATTGGTGGCTCCTCATTGGTGACCGGGCTCTAGGGCCCAGTCATTGGATTACAGGGCCGTCACACCGGTCTCGATGCGCGCCATCCACGCGTCATTGAGACGGACCGCAGCGAACCAGGTGTTGGCGCCGACGTAGCCGAACATGCCCAACGGGTTGGCGTGGTTGATCGTGGAAGGCTTCAGGCTCACCGGCTTGATCGCCGACATGCCCTTGAGCGCAACCTGGCCCCAAGCGTCGGCCGCGACCACGAGGACCGGGTAGACGTCGATGTTGGCCGCGCCGACCGACAGGAGACCCGTCGAGCCGACCGCAGCGCCACCGGCCAGGAACGGCGCGAACAGCGGGCTGTCGATGAAGCGGAACTGCTCCGCGGCACCAATCTCGCGATCGTGCACCGGCTTGAACGAACCGTATTCTTCGACCTTGAGGAAGCCCGCGATGTTGCGGAAGTCCGCCGACACGTCCGTGTGACCGAAAACCAGGTACGACGGCTGAACCGCGCGGACACCGTAGTTCACGCCCGCAGCGATGCGGCTGGTCACGCGCTTGGCGCGGTTCGACTCCAGCGTCCGTGCGGCCTTGCGCAGGGTGCTGATCGTCAGCGTGGTGTTGATGCCAACGCGGGTCGTGCCGTTGGCGTAGATCACCGTCGAGCCGGCCTTCAAGACCCCGTAGCGCACGAGTTCCAGAATTTCGGCCATCGTCTCGCCGGTCTGCTTGACCAGTTCGGCGGGGATGTCGTCCTCGTACATGAGCTCAACCTTCGAGCTGTACTTGTAGAGGATGCCGTAGTTCTGCAGCGTCACCGTGATGTCGGTGAAACTGATCGTGTTCGCGTTTGGCGTGGTGCCCTCGGCCAGCACGAAGCTGGTCGGCGCGATCACCGGCGTGCCGCTGTAGCGGACCGAACCTTCAATCGTGGTACCGGCAGCAGTGGCGCCGAACGGCAGCGTGCGACGGAACACCAGGGTGTCCGTCTGGTTCTGCGGCATCTCGCGCTGCGTGCCGAAGTCGCCGAGAACGGTGATCGGCTCCGCATGCTCGAGCATGTCCTGCGCGGCGCGGATCAGGTTGCGGGAAGCAACGGTGGAATAGTTCTGGATGGTCATGGTGACTCCGTGGGGTCAGGCCCTACGCTGCTTTGCGTTTTGCGCGTTCAGCGGCTTCTTGGGCCCAGATTTCTTGAGGGGTGAGCTCGCCACCAGATTTGGCGG